ATGGCTGGGAAGGTTCGGCATCTACTCAACAGGTCGGGGCGCTATTTCGCCCGCCTGGTCGTTCCGGCGGACCTGCGGACAGTTGTTGGCAAGACTGAGCTTCGCACCTCACTTGGGCCTGACTACCGCATCGCCCTGAAGCTGCTGCCCGGCGCGGTGGCGGACCTTCAGCGCCAGCTCGCCGCCGCCGAGCGCAAGGCGGCCGAGACGGGCAAGCGCGCCGTCCAGCCGGCCCGGTATCCGATGACGCCAGCCCAGCTCGCCGCGTCCCACTACACGCAGCGTGTGGTCATGGACGAGGAGCTGCGGAACGATCCTCATTATGTCACCGGCTACGTTGACGAGCGCGTTGCCGCCATGCTGCGTCGCGCTATCGCAGGTTCAATCAGCAACGCCGAGCTTCAAGTCCTCGTAGGAAGGCAGGTCGAGTGGTTCCGCGCAGCGGGCAACGTGACCGCCGAGCCGGGTTCCGACGAGTGGCGCACCATCGCTCGCGCTCTGTGCGTCGGCGAGTGGGAAGCCCTGTCGCGCTCGCTGGAACGCGATGAGGGCGACTTCACCGGCAAACCCGACCATCCGCTGATCGTCACCGCCGAGCCAGTCGCCGAAACCCCTGCCCCAGTCAGCCTGCGCAAGCTGTGGGCCGACTACGTCGCACACCGGCAGAGCTTGGGCTTCATGGCGGACGGTGGCAGGCGGCAGGCGCTTGCTGTCGAGAGCGTCTGCAAGCACGTCGGGCACACTGACGCGGCCCGTATGACGAAGCCCGACCTTCGGGCGTGGCTTGAGGGCGCGATCAAGGACGTAGCACCGGCCACGCTGCATAAGGTCTATCTGCCGACTATCCGCAGCCTGTTTCGCTGGGCCGCGGAAACCGACCGCCTGCGTTCGGATCCCGCTGCGGACCTGCGCCTTGCAGCGCCGAAGAAGACGCAGGCCCGCGAAAAGGGCTACGTTATCGCCGAGGCGCAGAAGCTCTTGCAGTTCGTCCAAAACTACCAGCCCCTCAGCGGCCCCAAGGGCAAGGTTCTTGAAGGGCCGAAAATGACGGCAGCCAAGCGGTTCATTCCAATCCTCTGCGCCCACACCGGCGCGCGGGCGACCGAGATTGCTCAGCTCACCCGCGAAGACCTGCGGGAAGAAGAAGGTGCTTGGATCGCGCGTCTCACCCCCGCATCAGGCTCGACCAAGAGCGGCACCTACAGGGACGTTCCCTTGCATCCACAACTCATCGAGCTGGGCTTCATCGACTACGCCAAGAGCGTGCCCGCCGGCCCCCTGTTCCACACTGCAACGAAGCCCGAGGCATACCACCGCAGCGCCTCGAAAGTCGCAAACCGCGTCACCGACTGGTTGCAGGAGGCCAAAGTTGTTCCCGAGAACGTCGCGCCATTGCACGGCTTTCGCCATGCGTTCAAGACCACCGGCCGAGAACTCGGCATATCCGATCGGACCCTTGATGCCCTGCAAGGCCATGCCCCACGCACCACGGGCGACGACTACGGCTCTGTGACGATCAAGACGAAGGTGGCCGCAATTAACAGGTTTCCGGCCTACAAGCTCAACCACGCATAATCCCGCGAAAACCTCTTGCTGTTTAGCAAGAACCTGTTCCGCTGCTGATTCGAACGTGGTATACAGATACCGTTGTTAACGAGTATCTAGGTTCATGCATGGCCCTGCTGCCCAGCCTCGCCCGCGTCTTCGGGCTGGGCAACCCTACCGAGAACAAGAGCGTCACGCTGTCCGACCCGGCAGCGCTGTCGCTTTTCGGTATTCAGCCCAGCGCGACCGGCATCCACGTCAGCGCCACCAGCGCGATGCGCGTTCCTGCCGTCGCCTGCGCTGTCGGTTTGATCGCCGAAACCTGCGCCGGCCTGCCGTTCAAGCTCTACGCCCGCGCGGATAAGGCAGCACTCGCTGACCACCCGTCTTTCCGCCTGGTCCACGACGAGGCGAACCCCTGGACCTCGGCGGAGGAGCTGCGCGAGGAGTTGACGACCGACGCACTGTTGCGTGGTCATGGCTATGCCTTGGTTGTCCGCAACAGCTTGGGCGAACCCTTGGAGCTTCACCGGCTCGACCCCGACCTGGTGACACCCGAGACCAACCAGGACGGCGAACCTGTCTACCGCGTGCGGCAGGCCCAAGGTGGCGACCGCCTCTATCCTCACACCGACATCCTGCACGTCAGCGCCTTCGGTGGCGTCAGCCCGATCATCCTGGGCCGGGAAGCCATCGGCCTCGCCATCGCTGCCGAGGCGCATCTCGCCGGCTTTCACGCCAACGGGGGCAGGCCCTCGGGCATCATCAAGCATCCCGGCAAGCTCGATGCCGAAGCCCTGAAGAAGATTGCCGCAAGCTGGTTCAAGACCCACGGCGGCGAGAAGTCAGGCGGCACGGCCGTCCTCGATGAGGGCATGGACTACCTGCCCGTGACTGGCAGTCATGCCGACGCGCAGTTCCTCGAAAACCGCATCGAGCAGGTCCGCGAGATCGCCCGCATCTTCCGCATCCCGCCGACGATGCTGATGGAGTTGTCGCGGGGCACCTGGTCCAACTCGGAACAGATGGGCCGGCAGTTTCTGACCATGACTCTGCGGCCTTGGCTGAAGCGCTGGCAAGCAGCCTATGCTCGCGTCCTGCTGACGCCCGAGGAGCGCGCCACGGCCTACGTCGAAGCCATCACCGACGATCTGCTGACCATCGACCACGCGGCCCGCGCCACCGCCTACAGCCAGTATCGGGCGATGGGTGCCATGACGGCGAACGAGGTCCGCGCCGGCCTCAACCTGACCCCGCACCCCAACGGGAACGAGCTGGTCAACCCGTTCACCTCCTCGGCCCATGCGCCGAGCGCCCCTACAAAGGAGACCACCGAATGACTACCCGGCACCGCGCCTTCTTCGGCGATGCCGAGCATGACTTTCACCTGACCGACGCCATGATCGAAGAGTTGGAACGGATCACCGGCGCGGGCATCGGCACCCTGTATCTGCGCGTCGCTCGCTCGCAATACCACGCCCGCGACCTGATTGAGACCATCCGGCTGGGGCTGATCGGCGGCGGCATGAACCCCCAGCGCGCTGCCGAGCTGGTCGCGGTTTATGCGAAGGACCGGCCGCTTGCCGAGACCTTCGGGCTGGCCCTCGACGTGCTAGACGCCCGCTTTTCCGGCAAGCCTGACGAGGCAGCAGCATGACTGAGGTTCTGGATCACATCGAGATCAAGGCCAGCATCGGCATCACCGAGACGGGCGAGATCGAAGGGCTGGCATGGCCCTTCGGCACGACCGATCAGGTCGGCGACAGCATCGAGCGCGGCGCGTTCGACGCCCCCGCTTCCGTTGCCATGTATCACGAACACGACCCGGCGCAGGCAATCGGCGTCTGGTCCGAAATCACTGAAACCGCCGAGGGTCTGCGCTGCAAGGGCAAGCTCCTCATTCATGACGTGCCCCGCGCCCGTAAGGTCGCAGACCTGATCCGGTCAGGCGAGATCGGCGGCCTATCCATCGGTTTCATCACCAAATCCGCGCAGCGGACCGTGAAGGGCCGGACGATCCGCGCCCTGTCCCTGCGCGAGATTAGCGTCGTCAAGACGCCCTGCAACGAGGGGGCGACAGTGCTTTCTCTCAAATCCGCCCCCACCATCGCAAACGGAGATCATCACTCGATGGAAGAAGATACCAACCCGGCGCAGGAAGCGGCCCCCGTCGCCAACGTGCCCGCCCTCGACACGAAAGCGCTGGACAAGATCACGCAGCGCCTCGACCAGCTCGAAGCCAAGGCCGCCCGTCCTGGCGTCCACGTCACCGGCCCGACCAAATCGACCGAGACCAAGGCGTTCGGCAACTACCTGCGCTATGGCATCGAGCGCATGGACGACATGGACCGCAAGGCCCTGACCGTCTCGACCAACGCGCAGGGCGGCTTCCTGGTCCCGCCGGAACATGCCGCCGAGCTGCTGAAGCTGCTGCGCGAGAAATCCCCGATCCGGCAGTATGCGCGCGTGATGGAGGTCGACGCCTCGGAGATCATCTTCCCGCGCAAGGTCAGCGGCGTCTCGGCCGTCTGGACCGACGAAGACGCGGACATGACCGAGAGCAACATGACCTTCGAGCAGGTCAAGATTGCCAATCACGAGCTTTCTACCTTCGCCGTGGTCAGCAACAAGCTGCTGGAAGACAACGCCTACTCGCTCGAAAGCGAGTTGGTTGTCGACTTCGCCGAGGACTTCGCCGCCAAGGAGGCGACTGCCTTCCTGAAGGGCGACGGCATCGGCAAGCCGCGCGGCATCCTGACCGCGACCGGCATCAAGGAAGTGAAGACCGGCGTTGCCGCTGCCTTCCCGGCCTCGAACCCGGCTGACGTGCTGATCGGCATGTTCCACGCCATCCCGACTGCCCACGCCCATAACGGCGTCTGGCTGATGAACCGGAACACCCTGGCGACCGTGCGGACCTGGAAGACGGCGGACGGCCGCTACCTAGTCATCGACCCCCAGGACGGCGCACCGTCGCAGCTCCTCGGTCGTCCCGTGGTTGAAGTGCCGGACATGGACAACATCGGCGCGGCCACCGTGCCGATCCTGTTTGGCGACCTGACCGGCTACCGTGTTGTCGATCGCGTTGGCGTCTCGGCCCTGCGCGACCCCTTCACGCTGGGCACGAAGTCGCAGGTCCGGTTCATCGCCCGCAAGCGCGTGGGTGGCGACGTGACCAACCCCGACCGCTTCGTGAAGCTGCGGGTCGCGGCCTAAGCCATGACCTCGCTTCGGCCCGCCTTCGAGACGATCTTGCGTCACAGCGACCATGCCGTGACCCTGCGCGCCTCGCTGCGGGCTGCGGTCAACATCACCACCCTGGACGGCGGGCTTCCTGCCGTCCTGGAACGCCTCGCACGGGGGCACCTGTCCACCGTGAAGGCGGTTATCCGCGCCAGCGCCACCGACCGGCACCAGGCCGAGCGCTTTCTGTCGGGCATTGACCGGCAGCCCCTTCGCCCGTTCCTGGAGGAGGCGCAGGCGGCTTGCCTGGCCCTAGTCGCGGCTATCCTTCCCACGCCTGACGCCCAGGCGAAGGAGACCACCACCTCCCCCCGCACCCAGGAGGCGGCCGAGCCCTGGGCCGAGCACTTTACCAGCCTTTATCAGTTCGCGACCGGCTGGCTGGGCTGGACGCCCGCGACCACCTGGGACGCCTCCTGCGACGAGATCAACACCGCCTTTGCCGCCCATGTTGACCGCCTTGTCGCGGTCAATGGTGGCAAGCGCGACGACGACCAGGACGACCAGGGCGACCAGGCAGGCCCGGTCAGCATCTACACCCCCGAGCGCATGGCCGAGATCGAGGAGCTGGGGCGCGACCCCGCCTTCCAGCGCGACAAGCTGCGCACCCTGAAAGCGAGGATGGGATGACCCGTCCGGCTCGCCTCTGCACCTGCGGTCAGATCGTTCCGCACGGCGTCACCTGCGCTTGCCAGATCGCGGCCAAGCGCGCGCGCGACCGTCGCCACGATGCCCGGCGGCCGTCCAGCCATGCGCGGGGCTACACCGCCGAGTGGCGCCGCGAGTCGCGCGAGTGGCTTCACTATCACCCCGAATGCACCTTCTGCGGCCGCCCGGCCGACCTAGTCGACCACATCACCCCGCACAAGGGTGAGCCCGCCCTGTTTTGGGACTGGCGCAACTGGCAGAGCCTCTGCACCTCCTGCCATAATCGCCATAAGCAACGTGCGGAAATTTCAGCAAGGTTCGAGGGCCAAAAAGATGCTCAAACCAAGCGCCTCAGAGCAGGTCGTCGTCCCTCTGCACAAACGTTCTCAAGAGTCGATTGAGTGTGGTTTCAACAGTCGTCATCTCATCCGATACCCAACCAGGAGGCAGAATTCGTTTAAGTGCCTCAACATTAAGCTGGTGCTCTCGAAGCTTATTATATTTTTCGCGGTCGGAAGTGCTTTCATCTTTCATTATTGCAGATATTGACTTCCCCACGACTTCTGGTGACATTATTGTTCCGAAGTGTTCTATCAGCTCACCCCTCCCGGGCACGGATGCGGGAGCTATCTGCTTAATAGATCTTCTTAATCCTGCAATCTCATTTCTTAATAGCTGAAACTCTATGCTCTCTCTGTCGCCTCTGATTTCTGGAATCTTTGCAGCCTCACTTAAGCCGATGAGCTTCACGATCGAATTTATACTGCCGCTATCTCCAGTCGCCCTCAACGTCTCCTGTATTGTTAGCGCAAGCTCCTCCTGAGTAGAAAGAACTTCATGGTAGCGCATCTCGCGGGAATACTCCATGTATCGGATTGGTCCGATATCAAATATGCTGGGAGTTCCCTTCTCTTGGATAAGAACGACAGGCTTGTCGAATGCCTGCCTTATTCCTAGCTCGAATAGAACGTTCGGGTTTCGGCTACTAAGGTCGCATATTGCTAGCGGTGCGTGTATCAGTCGCCTGAGAATTTCTACGTGGATAAGGTTCGTCTGCTTAACATCATCTGCCCTAATCGGACGAACGCCTGACTTCTCACATGCTGGCTTTATTATGTCAGTATAGACATGCCTGAAGTGATTGTTGGGGTATCCATCCTGTTCGGCGATAGGCATAATCACAAAACATTCCGGCGGCAAACTAGTGGAGTTTGCCGCGCCATTCTCCACGTCGCTTTCAAGCGCAGATGAATCAACCATTATTATCGCTTTCTGGCATTCAGTTGCCTTATGTTCACTGGCCGGCTGACAGTAAGTCAATAACGAAGTGGCTGTCTGCCGGTAGGACGGGGGTGTGCTGCAAAATTACGTCACTCCTCTTAAACCGGCGGTCCAAGGCGCGCACAAGATACGTCCGAAATAACTTTTTCAGCCCAGGGTAATATGATACCATGATCGCTGTGAGAAGTTACCCTGTGTCTTGTGAGTATGCCTGTTCCCATTACCCTGATCCGCGCGCACCTGAACCTTGACCATGACCAAGACGACGAGTTGCTGACGCACTACACCGACGCCGCCGAGGCGTGGGTCGCGGCCCACACCGGCCAGCCCTTCAGCCGCCACCCGCTGGAGACGCAAGCGGTCCTTATGCTGGTCGCGCACTCTTACGAGAACCGCGAGGCGGTTTCCTTCGCCAACCCGTTCTCGCTGCCGTTTGGCGTCCATGACGTCCTGTCGCCGCTGAAGGCCCGCATCACCGGGCACCAGGCCGAGGTGACGGCATGAGCATCACCAGGCAGAGCAGCGACCGGCTGGCGAAGCGCCTGGCTGCCGTCGCGCCCGAGATCAAGGCGAAGCTGGTCCCGGCCCTGGTCAAGAGCGCCGAGGAGGTCGCGGACAAGGCCCGCGCCCTGGCCGAGGCGTCCCGGCGCACCGGCGAGACGATCGAGAGCATCACCGTGACCCCGCCCGGCGGCACGACCCCGGCCTACGCCCAGAGCGGGCAGAGCGCGCGGGCGCATGAGCTTCAGGCCCTGGTCACGGTTGGCTCGCCCGAGGTCCGCACCGCGCACCTGGTCGAGTTCGGCACCGGCGAGCGCCACCACAAGGACGGCACCCCGACCGGCAAGGTGGAGGCGCAGCCCTTCATGTTGCCCTCCTGGCGCCTAGCGAAGACCCGCGTCGAGCGGCGCATCAACCGCGCCATCAACGCCGGCGTGAAGGCCGCTGTCGCGGGCGGGAACGGGGGCAGCAATGACGGCTGACCTTCGCTTCATGGAGGCGCTGCGCGGCGCCCTGGTGCCCGCCCTGGCGGGCCTGGTCGAGCCTTCGAGCATCCGCGCCGGCACCACCCGGCCCGAGAGCTTCCCGGCGGTTCTGATGGGGCTGCCCCGCGTCGAGATCACCGGCCGAGCATCCGGCGGGCAGATCGTGGCCCAACTCGACGCCATGCTGCACGTCTGGTCAGACGACCAGGACGCCCAGATCGCCCAGCAGATCGGGGGCGACATCCTGCGCGCG